ATTTACCGCTGTGCATCTGGAACTTGGCATCCCAGGAATAATATTTGCCGCGTACACGACACTCCGCGCCGGCAATATAAAACCTGGCCAACGGCGCGGGCAGTCCCAAACCGCGATACGCCACCAACATCGCGGCGCAATGTTCCGGACCCTGCGAACCGTCATAGCCTTCGGCGTCATTGTCAATGACATACGTCGCTCCCAACGCCCGCGCTGCCTCGAGCACTGAACCCAACTCACGCTCGGTCTTATGCGCCGCATATGTAATAAAGTACGTCGCCCCGGCCCACCGCACCGCGTAACGATACAACAATTTCGCCGCGTAGCGACCCAGCGATTGGAAAAACGGTTGCAATGCAGCATTGTACTGTGCACTATGCGCTTGTATGATGCGCGGCCAAACGGCGCCTTCTTTCAGCTGCAATTCACTCTTGACATGTGCGTCACAACCAGCCCTCGAAAATGGCTGCGACACCGCCCCCTCCAGCAGCTTCATGGCGCCGCGCACATGATTATCGTACTTGCCGCCGCGATAGTCCCCGATCACCGTGGAAAACGGTCCAACCTCCAACGGCGCCATACCGGCGACAATCGCAGCCATAATGCGTGACAGGTCGACATTGACGGGCAGTTTCGGCATGGCAAGACGCTTTACGGCACCACACCACTCCGAACACGCGCATGACGTGGCCATAACTGGCAACGGCCGCACCATGCTATGTTCCATGTCGTCGACATAGGGCACCTGCATCATGCTCAAAGCGCACACGCGATCACCACAGTCCACACTCGCCGGCTGCAACTCGTCGATCTGGATAAGGCGCGGTTTGGCGTCGGCCGGCATTGTCTGGTCACGTGGGCACAACGCCCGGAACTCATGCAGCGTCTGACCAACGACACCCATGAGCCCCGTGCGCACCATAGTATAATCAAGTCGATCCATCATCGCAGCCGCGGCCTGCGTCACCGGACCAGGCAACGGTGCCGAGCAATCGGCTGATAAACTACACCTTCCATCCGTGGGTTGTCGATCTTGGTCGGTACCGAAGGACACCGTATAACCGCATCATGCAGGCCCAAACCGTCAAACATACCATCCGCTTTCAGTTTGAACGTTCCCCACACGCCAAGCTTGTCGGCTTTTGGTGTCTTCGCAACCATCTTGACACGGGCTTCACGCATGTCGCGCATAAACCCGTACATTGTCCACGCATGGTCCAAAAGATGTAGTATCGCGTGCTGCGTGATCGCGGCCGCATTATCCGCCAGGAATGTCGCCTGGTGCTGTGGGGCCAACATGATGGCCAAACCCAAGCGGTGCTGCACTGCTGCACAAACGGCCGCGTCAGGATTGCGACCAATGAGACGCGTCCAAATCGGTCGGCTAAACTTCGCAATCTTCGCCTCTCGACTGAACTCCGCGCCCGAGAGCGTGACAGGTGGTACCGTGGCATCCTTGATGAGGATGCTGACCGCAACCGGCCAGTCTTTGTAGCGTTCCACGTGGACGCGTCGGTATCCAGTCACAGTCGACGAAAAAACGTCGGTCTGCGCTATCCACAACAACTCGTTCACATCGCACATCTCAAAGAAACCCCCTGGATTATCGCCCCGATACACAGCGCGTGCCAGGCGGAGTGGAGCTGTCCGAACACTCAAAAAATGCGGTGTCGGACGCGCCCCAAACCAATCGTTCACGCCGAAATTTGCAGCGGCCAAAAAAGCCGCGCACTCAATACCTTCGACGCCCCACCAGCACACGGGCAGCCGTCCCGCCTTCTCAGACGACAGATCCAGCCGCGCACCTTCGTACGCCCAATAGTCGAAGTCCAGTGGTATCTTGCAACCCCATTCCTTCAACTTCAACGCACCGTCACCGACACCAACGCTCACGCCCTTGGTCGCCGCTTCGCCCGTCGCTACCGAAGCAAACGTTTTCGCTGGACCAACCGGCGCGGTCTCCACCGCCGGCACCACGACAGCCACCGGGGCAACCGGCGGCAGTCGTTCCTCGGGCGCGGGCGCACTTGGCGCCGGCGACCCGTCCAGCGGCCCAACCGACGACGTCGCCAACACGACCTTCTCATCAGCCTGGTCGTGTGCTATCGCCATCAATCGCGCCGCAAGCGCACGCTGATCCACCAAATCACAAGCGTGCGCTTTATCGTGTCGGTCAGCAAGTAAATGCGACAAATCGACACTATTTGGCTCTGGCCCCGGCTTAAAACGACGCACGGCAGCAAGCCACTCACCTTCGCTCACCGAATCATCGGCAACCGCCGCTGGGACTGCGGCCGGTTTGGCGCGACGGAAACGCGCGCCCCTCAGAGCTTTCATGACCTTCCGATTTTTACGCGCGGACGTCATCAAACGCGCGACCACACTAGTGGCCTCAGGAATGTCGCCACCGCTAACCGCGATGGCGCCAGACAGCAATTCAGTACGAATCACGTCAGTGCTAACTTCAGCGCCGGGCATTGCGCCCCGACGCCGTTCGTTCCCCGCACCTCGAGAACTATCGGCTGATTTGACGGATGGTTTACTCGCCACCTTTGAGCGAGATCCGGTCCTATTACTAACGTTGGACTTCGCACGCCGCTCACCACTTACGGACGATTTCTTGTCGAGTGACTGAAAGCCAATAGAAGACTCCATCTTGTTTAAAGTGAGCGACAACTCACCCCCGATAACGGTCGGGACACGTTGAAGCCCGCTCCTACCAACGCGAGCAACAGTGGCCGCCGCACGCGACCCCCAGTTCGGCACGTCCAATCACGAGCCGGGCCCAACTATCGGATTACACTGTTGCGAAGCAGTGTCTCAAGCCGGGCCGACAAACCAACCCACAACCCAATA